ATCAATAAGTATCTCCCACTCATTAATCAGCAGGTCAATCGTTATCTGCAGATGATGGATTTCTATATCAATTTTAGGTTGGATGAGGAGTTTAATGAAACTATTGAAACTCCTATCCATGAGGATTTTACCTATTCTTCTTTCTCTGAAGGTGAGAAGATGAGGGTTGACTTGTCTCTTCTGTTTACTTGGAGAGAGATTGCTAGACTTAAGAATTCTGTTAATACTAATCTTTTGATTATGGATGAAGTATTTGATTCATCTCTTGATGGATTTGGTACAGAAGAGTTCTTGAAGATTATTAGATTTGTAATTAAGGATGCCAATATTTTTGTCATCTCTCATAAAACTGGTCTTGAGGATAAGTTTGATGAGGTATTGAAATTTGAAAAGATTAAGGGATTTAGCAGAATGTTGAGTTAGATTTCAAGTTAACTAAAAGTCATTAAGTTAGCATACGCTGACTATATAATACAGTGACGGAGGTTATTATGCGTAATCTTATTTCTCGCAATGAACTAGCATCATGGAAGTGGGACGAAAAAGCAACTATTGATCAAAAATACGACCAAGTGTCCGAATACTTTCAATGCATTTCAGATTGTGAGATAATCGACCAAAACGCCAGGAGGGTCTGTAGACACATTCTAACTGAATAGGAAGCAAACAACCTAACGGAGCAAAACCACCAGAGTCCCCTGTGTCCTAACGGATGCGGGGGATTGGTCTATGTGACAGTTGACAAACTGGTAGGACCTGGTTTAAAACTGCTCTGACTGCGGTATGATATCTACATACAAAGCAAAGCACGATGACTGTAAACTACGAAATCAAGTCACAACTTGCTCGTCTGCTTGCCACCGAGGACTTGGTGGTAGAGAATCGTAACGTCGCCACCGCACAGTTTAACATTGAAACCCGCGTACTGACGCTTCCAATGTGGAAGAGAGCAAGTGAGAATGTATATGATATGTTGGTAGGTCATGAGGTAGGACATGCTCTTTATACTCCCAATAAGTGGGATTGGGAGAATCGCATTCCTCGTCAGTTTGTAAATGTGGTAGAAGATGCTCGTATCGAGAAATTGATGAAGCGTCGGTATCCTGGATTGTCTAAAAGTTTTTATAAAGGATATAGTGAACTAGTAGAGACTGACTTTTTCTGTCTAGATGATATTGACATCACGAAGATGAATCTCGCTGATCGTATCAACTTATATTATAAAATTGGCAATTTCATTGATATTTCTTTCAGTGATGATGAGAAGATTTTTGTCAAGATGATGGCAGACACTGAAACATTTGCCGATACCTTAATAGTGGCAGAAGAGATCTATCGTTACTGTAAGGATGCTGAAAAATCTAAAACTACTAAAACTGAACTTCCTCCACAGCAGACCGATCAGCAAGGCATACCTAATGAGTCAGTTAAAAATGCTGATGATGGTGCTGACGAAGATGAGACGGAAGAAAACTTCATGACTCATGAGGAGATGCTTGAGGAAGCAGATCGTCGTGAATCTGCCAACAAGGAACCTGAAGTGACAACTGATCAAATTTTTGAGGAGGGTGCTGAAGAATTTAATGGTAATATGGATGAGAGTAGAGATCCAACATATTGTGAAATACCCAAGGTTAATCTAGAGCACTTTATTGTTAGTAACTCTGATGTTCATGAGACTATAAACAATAAATGGCAAGAGGGTTTAAATCCCCAACCTTCATGGTGTCCTTATGATGAAAAATATAAAACCCCTAATCCTTTTGACTTTAATTATGCTGACCATGAGTTTGACAAATTTAAGAAGTCTGCTCAAAAAGAAATTAATTATATGGTAAAGGAGTTTGAGTGTAAGAAGTCTGCAGATTCATATTCTAGAGCAGCAACTGCTCGCACTGGTGTTCTTGACTGCTCTAAACTTCATACTTACAAGTACAATGAAGATCTGTTTAAGAAGGTGACTGTGCTCCCTGATGGTAAGAATCATGGACTAATATTCATTCTTGATTGGTCTGGTTCTATGGGAGACTGTATTGTACCCACTGTCAAACAACTGTTGAATATTGTTTGGTTTTGTAATAAAGTAAACATTCCTTTTGATGTTTATGCTTTTACTAATAACTGGGCAAGAGAGGGGAGATATGGTTTTGATTGGGAAGATCTTAGTACTCAGGAAAATGAGCAGGGTATGTTTAACATCACTGGTGGTCATTTCAGTCTGATGAATATTCTTTCTAGTGATGTCAAGAAGAGTGAGGTGGAAAAGCAAATTTTAAATCTTTGGAGAGTTGCTTTCTCGTTCAAACATTGGGTTGCTTATAGTATTCCTTCTGAGGTGGGATTGTCTGGAACTCCTCTTCATGAATCACTTGTTTGTCTTCATCAAATTATTCCTCAATTCAAATCAAAGTATGGAGTTCAAAAAACTCACTGTGTCATCTTGACCGATGGTGAAGCAAACAGTTTGCCAGTCTTCAAACGTATTGTAGATTACAAGGGAGAAGATCGTCTTGGAGTTTGTTCTGTAAGTTGTGGTAGTTTTCTTCGCAATCGTAAGACCGGACATACTTATAAGTTTGATCAGGCATATTATAAGTTTACTGATGTTCTTCTTAAAGACCTTCGTCAAACTTTTCCTGAAACTAACTTCATTGGTATTCGCCTTTGTAATGGTCGCGAGATGGGAGACATTATCCGTCGTTACGAGCGGATGTCCGATGATCAAATGAAAAAGGTTAAGAAGGTTAAAAGTTATGCTGTAAAAGAATCTGGATATACCAGTCTGTTCACCATGCTCTCTTCTTCTTTAGAAAATACCAATGAACTTGATGTTGATGAAGGTGCTACTAAAGCAAAGATTAAATCTGCTTTTATGAAGAATCTTAAAGCAAAGGCACTAAATAAAAAAGTGTTAAGTCAGTTTATGGATTTGGTTTGTTGACCAATTTTTAAACCGTCCACTAGGGACCGCTATTGGTCCCACTCTGTCCTATACTAAATCTGTTGAACAAACAAACTACATCATGGCACTATCTACCGAATACGTTGTCTCCTCACTTCAAGCATTGTATGGAGAAACTGTTACGTCTGGCGATGTAAAAGCATGGTGTCAGATGAATGATACCACCTATCAAACCGTTGTTAAAAAACTAGACAATTATAAGTCTAGTCGTGGTAAGTGGGAACTTGTAGAAAAAGAACAACTAGAAAAAACATATCAAGCACCAGCAGCAATGCCTGCTGTAGAGAAAAACCTTATCCCCGCAAAAGATGATACCTTCGTCAGCTTTGGTAACTTCGCTGATATTAAAAAGATTATTAAGTCCGGTCTGTTCTATCCAACGTTCATTACGGGTCTTTCGGGTAATGGTAAAACGTTCTCTGTGGAGCAGGCATGTTCCCAAACAAAGCGAGAACTTATCCGTGTAAACATCACAATCGAAACAGATGAAGATGATCTTATTGGCGGTTTCCGTCTTGTTAATGGAGAAACCGTCTGGCACAATGGACCAGTCATTGAAGCACTCCAACGTGGAGCAATCTTGCTCCTTGACGAAATCGACCTTGCCTCAAACAAAATCCTTTGTCTCCAATCTATTCTCGAAGGAAAAGGAATTTTCCTCAAGAAGACTGGCGAATACATTACGCCCACAGAAGGTTTCAACGTATTCGCAACCGCCAATACTAAAGGCAAAGGAAGCGAAGATGGACGATTCATTGGAACTAACGTGCTCAACGAAGCATTTCTTGAACGATTCCCCGTAACCTTTGAGCAGTCTTATCCTTCTTCTGCTACAGAGCAACGTATCTTGGAAGGCATTGCTCTAGATCTTGGGATTGAGGATCGTGCTTTCTGCAAGTATCTCTGTGATTGGGCAGACATCATCCGCAAGACCTTCTATGATGGTGGTATTGAGGAAGTGATCAGCACCCGTCGTCTGGTCCACATCATTCGTGCCTACAGCATCTTTGAAGATAAGTCCAAAGCAATTCAGGTCTGTATTAACCGATTTGATGAAGATACCAAGGCATCTTTCATGGAACTCTATGACAAAGTTGATGCTGACTTTGAGATGGTTGCCGAAGATTCTATTGACACTTTGAATGTTGCTTGATATAATTGGGGGAGGTAAGTATGCCTCCCCTGATGAATGCCTGGTCTTTACTTTATGAGGAATTGAAAATGAGTGAAAATTTTGAAGATCGATATGAAGATAGTCTTAAATCCCCTTATTGGTTTGACTATGATCGTAATGATCCAAACCGTGTTAACCCTTTTATGGGTACTGTAAGTGGTGCTGCTTCCCCTGACACAATCAACTTCAGCTCTACTAGTTACGGCGCAGCACAATCTGTTGATTGTCTTTCCTTTGGTAGTGATGATTCTATTACATTTGATATGAATCCTGATTCTAAGAGCAATCCTTCAACCCCTACAAGTAGAAAGAAGTATAACGAAGATGAAATCCTTAAAGAAGTAGGAGATTATATTAATGGAACATATGGTCAACACTATTCAAATGATGGATTCCAAACTCTTGACCTTATAGAAGCATGTGGTGATGGTGAATCTTTCTGTAGATCTAATATCTTGAAGTACGCTTCTCGATACGATAAGAAAGGCACTGCTCGACGTGACATTATGAAGATCTTGCATTATGCTGTTCTTCTGCTACACTTTAACGATAAGAACGCACAACGCGAAACCTACCCTCAATAATTATGAAACTTTCTGAGTCTACTGTTAATCTTCTGAAGAATTTCTCTTCCATCAACCAGTCTATTCTTTTCAAGGAAGGAAACAAACTGCGTTCTATCTCTGTAATGAAGAATATTCTGGCAGAGGCAACTATTGCTGAAGAGTTTCCAAAGGACTTTGGTATCTATGATCTAAATCAGTTTCTCAATGGACTGTCTCTTCACAACAGTCCTGAACTGGACTTTGAGAACAATCAGTTTGTTGTGATTAAAGAAGGCAAGATGCGTTCCAAGTATTTCTTTGCTGACGCATCCGTAATTGTTTCTCCACCAGAAAAAGAGATTACCCTCCCAACAGAGGATGTTTGCTTCCAACTGACTAGTCAGCAATTGGAGAAGTTGAAGAAGGCAGCATCCGTTTATCAACTGCCTGATATCTCCGCTATTGGTGAGAATGGTGTTGTTAAACTGGTTGCTCGCGATAAGAAGAATGATACCTCTAACGACTTCTCAATCATTGTAGGTGAGACTGAAGATAGTTTCGTCTTTAACTTTAAAGAAGAGAACCTTAAGATTGTTCCTGGCACATATGATGTGATCGTATCCTCTAAACTTCTGTCTAAATTTACTAATCAGAATCTTGATGTCACCTATTATATCGCCCTTGAACCTGACTCGTCATTCGGTTGATATATGGATGAGAGTAATAGGTAGTGGTCTTGTTATCATTGCCTATTTTATTATCCTTCATGTTGACCTAATGACAGGAGTGATAACACAATTTGTAGCAGACCTTATTTCAATTCCTTACTTTATTAGGACAAAATCTTGGGATGTGGTTATGATGTTATCATTCCTACTTGCGATTTCGTTATCTAAATTGTTATGAACATCTTCGTTACAAGTTCGTGCCCTATCAAGTCTGCTACGGTTCTTCCTGACAAACACATTGTCAAGATGCCCTTGGAGACCTGTCAGATGCTTGCTATTGTGTGCTCTGACAAGTGGGGTCATGGGTTCGGCACCCTTCCCAGAGCAGACGGTACTCCCTATGCTACTGAGAAGGGTGCTTTTCGCAATCATCCCTGTACTATCTGGGCGAATGAGTTTGTGACCAATTGGCAGTGGTTGCTTGCTCATGGACTTGCTATGTGTGATGAGTACACTGCTCGCTATGGTAAGGTCCACACCTGCCAGAACACGCTTCTAGCAGCAAAGGAGATACTTCCTACCGCAGACCCACAAGGTCGCAGTGGAAAGGATACAACACCCTTTGTCTTTGCGGGACCTGATGAGTTCAAGTTAGATACTTCAATATCTATCTTTGACAAATATAAAATGTATATTGCATCTAAACCATGGGTAAAGGATAATTACCTCCGTGACCCAGATCGTAAACCTGAATGGGTATAATGAGACATATTCTTTTTACCTTAAAAGGTTGTCCTTTTGATTTACTTGATGACAAAGACTTTATACGAATGGTTTTGTTTAGAGCATCAAAAGAATGTAAATCGACACTACTTGATTTAACAGTACATAAGTTTGATCCTCAAGGAGTGACTGGAATTGCTATGCTTGCTGAGAGTCATCTCAGTATCCATACTTGGCCAGAGAATGGCATGGCAGTTTGCGATGTCTTTACTTGTGGGGATAGTACTATGCCTGAAAATGGTGTAGAATATATGAAAGAACAATTGAAGGCAACTGATATTGTTTCTAATGAATTTGTTCGTCCTTTGGAATGATTATGAGTCGTAATGATTTTGTATGGGTTGAGAAGTATCGACCCAAGACTATTGAAGAGTGTATACTTCCTGACAATATCAAGAAGACCTTTCAGGATTTCCTAGATAAAGGTGAGGTTCCCAATTTACTGTTGTCTGGACCTCCTGGATGTGGTAAGACCACTGTCGCAAAAGCATTATGCGAAGAACTTGGAGTAGACTATTATGTCATCAATGGATCCGATGAAGGGCGATTCCTGGATACTGTCCGAAACAATGCGAAGAACTTCGCTTCGACCGTCTCGCTTTCTTCAACTGCAAAACACAAAGTCGTCATCATTGATGAGGCAGATAACACAACCCCAGATGTACAACTCTGCTTACGGGCGTTTACTGAGGAGTTTATTGGCAACTGCCGATTCATCTTCACCTGTAACTACAAAAACAAAATCATCGCTCCACTTCATTCCCGATGTGCCGTGGTCGAATTTGGAATTAAGGGAAAAGAAAGACAGGGACTTGCAACCCAATTCTTCAAACGTATCCAAGACATCCTCGTTTTGGAGAGAGTTGATTTTGAAGGCAAAGTCCTTGCTGAACTAATCAACAAACATTTTCCTGACTGGCGTCGTGTACTCAATGAGTTGCAACGTTATTCGGTTAGTGGTAAAATAGATTCAGGCATCCTTGCTGCGTTCAGTAATGTCAAAACAGATGATCTCTTCAGGTTCCTCAAAGAGAAGGACTTTCCTGCCACACGGAAGTGGGTTGTTGATAATTTGGACAATGATCCTACTGTACTTCTGCGTAGCATTTATGATGCTCTTTACTCACACTTGGCAGGTCCTGGGATTGCTGCTGCTGTCCTCATTATTGCTAAGTATCAATATCAGAGTTCGTTCGTCGCAGACCAGGAAATAAATATGCTTGCTTGTTTAACTGAAATAATGGTGGAGTGTGACTTCAAATGAGTAAATCTAGACAAAAGAAATCCAGATTATATTATTATTTCTGGGGAGTTGCTACCATGGCTGTGGTAGTAGGACAAATTTATGTCGGTTCAGGTTATAGAGCAATGGCCGATTCAGTTACTAACCTTACAGAGAGAGTAAAATGAACGTTAAAGTATTACGAATGAATACAGGTGAAGAAATTATCTTTACCCTTATCAGTGAAGATGAAGATAGTATTGAGGTAGAGCATCCTCTTGTCGCTCTTCCAAATGCACAGGGACAGGTTGGGTTTGCTCCTTGGTCTACTCTTGCTAAAGAAGACGAAACCATTAAAGTTTCCAAGGAGTATGTTGTGTATGTAATTGAAGCAAGAGATGAGATCGTAGAGAACTATGAAAAGATTTTCTCTCCCCTCGCAACTCCTAGTAAAAAACTAATTCTATGAGAAAAATAATTTTTTCTTGCCTAACAATCTGTGCTGCTATCGCAGTTGCCGAACCAGCACTAGCACATAAAAGGTACGGTCATAGACCACATTACCACGATTCTCATAGGCACTGCCACTATCACTCCAAAAAAGGATACTCTCATTGTCATAGGCATACACATAATGGACCTGATAGAGGTCATCATGGCAATAGGTGGATGCACCCTATTTGGGATCCTGAATACTTTGAATATCATTTTCACTTTAGTCATCGCAGATGAAATCTTTGAAAACTCCTCTTCGTTATCCTGGTGGTAAGAGTCGTGCCACCAAAAAGATTGGACCTTATATCCCTGATCTTCGTGATTACGACGAGTTCAGGGAACCTTTTTTAGGTGGGGGTAGTGTGTCTCTTTATGTCATCAAGAAGTATCCAGATATAAAGATATGGGTCAATGACTTGTATGAACCTCTAGTTAACTTCTGGCAGCAACTCCAACAAAACGGACATGAACTTCGTCTTCAACTGATGCAGTTAAAGTCTCGTTATCCTGAACCTCTTTCTGCTAAGGGGTTGTTTTTATCATCAAAGGAATATCTTGAGCACAATAACGAAGATCCTTTGTGGAGAGCAGTATCTTTCTATATCATTAACAAGTGTTCTTTTTCTGGTCTGACTGAGAGTTCTTCTTTCTCTTCTCAAGCATCAGACAGTAATTTTTCAATGAAGGGTATCTTGAAACTTGAGGGATATACACAGTTAATTAGAAACTGGGAGATAACAAATCATTCTTATGAAAAACTTCTAGATGAAGGTTCTGAGAAGACTGCGTTTGTTTATCTAGATCCTCCTTATGATATTAAAGACAACCTCTACGGAAAGAAAGGATCCATGCATAAGAGATTCGATCATGATCGGTTTGCCACTGACTGTGATGATTGTTCCATGAATTGCCTTATCAGTTATAACTCTGACCAGTTGGTTATGGACCGATTCAAGTCATGGAATGCTGCTGAATTTGACCTTACCTACACAATGCGTTCTGTAGGTGAATATATGCGTGAGCAAAAACAACGCAAGGAACTATTACTTTTTAATTATGGAACTGAAGGATTGGTTGAACTCAATTAATTTCTCAAAGGAGAACTTTAAAGACCACATTAATGAGTATCCACCTTACATTGTGAATAGGTGTCTGTCAGGTCATCTAGATTGTATTATGTTTGCTAATGAAATGAACCAGTATCATTTTTTAGATAAGGACATGCAATATGAATTTTATCTAAATATCTTGAGAAAGAGGAAGAGATTCTCTCCTTGGATCCGTAAGGATAAGGTCACCGACTTAGATTGTATCAAACAATACTATGGTTACAGTAATGAGAAAGCATCTCAAGCACTGAAGATTTTATCAAATGAACAGATCGAATTTATTAAACAACGACTTGACACTGGTGGTACAAAATGACACAGACAACTGAACCGCAGGTTAATTGGTCTCAAGATAGTATGATTGAGGTCAGACTGAATGCCCCTGATGACTTTCTGAAGGTCCGAGAAACATTGACTCGTATTGGTGTTGCTTCTAGAAAAGAGAAGAAACTTTACCAATCTTGCCATATTTTACATAAGCAAGGTAAATATTATATCGTGCATTTTAAGGAGTTATTCGCCCTTGATGGGAAATACGCTAACCTTACTATTAATGACATTCAGCGTAGGAACCGTATTACTCGCTTGCTTGCTGATTGGGGTCTCATTTCGGTAGTGGTTGAAGATACTATTCTGGATATTGCTCCTTTGAATCAAATCAAAGTTCTTCCTTACAAAGAAAAAGGTAATTGGGTGCTAGAACAGAAGTACAACATTGGCAAAAAGGCAAAGACTGAAGAGAGCGAATAAATATTCCTGCGATCTTTCGTGCGGTCGCTTCAAAAGTCGGAACTTACAAGCACTCTTGACGGGGGTGCTTTTTTTATGTTATAGTAGAAATCTATTATATAAATTTTATGGATACAAAAGTCTGTAAAAAATGTGGTGTTGAAAAACTAGTCTCTAATTTTAGTAAGGGGGGTAAGCAGCAGCGAGCAAATGGAGAATGGAAGCAGTATTATCACAGCACTTGTAAGCAGTGTGTAAATACACCGAGAGTTCGCAAGGATAATCTAGACCCAAAAGTTTGTAATATTTGCTGTACTTCAAAATCTTTATCTGAGTATGCTTATGATGCAAAACGTGACAGGTATCGTGGTGATTGTAAACAATGTAAATACGAAAAACGTCTAAAATATCGAGTAGAAAATCCAGAGGTTGTTGAAAGGGAGAGGGAACGTAATCGTTGGAGATACTCTAATGTAGAGGGTGTTCGTGAACGTGCTAGAGAAGTTTCTGATAAATCTCGCGCAAAACACAAAGATCGTAGGAATAGGGAACAACGTGATCGTTATGCAAATGATCTAGAGTATGCAGAAAAAATAAAACAGGAGAGAAGAGATCGTTGGGCAAATATGACTGATGATGAAAAGAAAGAACATAAATTGAGAACTGATCGATGGATTGAAAATAATAAGGAAAGATATGCTGAACACAAAAAACAGTATCAAATAGATAATAGAGAATGGATTTCAGAAAGAAGTAAAAAACATAGAAAAGAAAATCCTGAGCATCATAAAAAACTCAGAAAGGTACAGTATGAAAAACATCAAGAGAAACTTGTTGAAGGTCAAAGGAAAATTAGAGATGATCGTAGAACTATTCTTAGGAACAGATTCGGAGGTAAGTGTGTAAGATGTGAATCGACTGAAAATCTTGAATTTGATCATATTATCAAAGAAACTAAATCATTTACTATTGGTAGTTCTTTGACTTGTTTTAGTATTGAAGAGTTAATTCTTGAAGTAGATAAGTGTCAGTTGTTGTGCAGACCTTGCCATATTGATAAATCACATGAAGAGGGTGATTGGAGAAAACTTACTGATGAAGAAAAAGAAAATAGAATTAGAAAATGAGGTAGAGTTTTCCACACTCACTTTTTTGTTTTCTGCTATAAATATACTTGATTGCCTTCGGGGATCACAAAACACAAACTCGCTTTTATAGGAGCTACCATAATGAGAACACTAGCACACTACGGTGCTGCGGATCTGGATCGCTTTGTCCGCGACATCGATAAGCATTCAATCGGATTAAATGAATGGTTTGATAAGCAACTTTCCACCACGGAAGATATTAACTATCCACCATATAATCTAGTTAAAGTAAACGACAATACCTACACTCTAGAACTAGCACTTGCTGGATTTAGTAGTAATGAAGTTAAAGCATACACTGAGTCGGGTCAACTGTTCATAGAGGCAGCAAAGGAAGATACGGTAGAACGAGAGTATGTTCATCGTGGACTTGCTCTACGCTCCTTCAAACGCGCCTGGACGCTCTCTGAAGACGTTGAGGTGAGCAACGTGGAGTTCATTGATGGTATCCTGTCTGTGGTTTTGAACCGCATTGTACCAGAGAAGCACCAGAAGAAACTCTGGTTTGGCACAGACTAAATAATCTATATCGTCGCCGCAGGGGTGCTACTGGCAAAATCCAGTGGACACCCCTCTTTTTTTGTGCTATGATATCTCTGATAGGAGGACTGTATGACTAAAAAATCAAAGACTAAAAAAGATAACAAAGGTCGTGAGGAAACCTGGGAGTGGGAAGAAACCCCCGAAGCAAAGGACGCAATCGCTAAACTCCATAAGACGATCTATGAATTGGAACTAAATGCACCTGATTATGGAGTTGGCAAATGAGTGAAGACACAAGCTGTAAGATTCTCCACATGCCTAATGGTGTGATTCTGATCAGTCAAATTGATGAGGTGACTGCTGATTTGGGATCACCCGATTGTAAACTAACAGAACCATTCATTATTAATGAAGATGGAACTCTATCCCCATGGATGGTAGACTTAACCAATCAGAATACATTTATGATTCATTCGGATAAGGTCTTGACTATCGCTGAACCAACTGGTAAACTAAAGGATAAGTATGAAGGATTGCTGAAGTGAGGTTTTACACCAACGTCCAGATGATTGGCAACAATTTTCTGTTTCGTGGATATGAGAATGGAAGAAGGGTATCATATAAAGAAGAGTTTCAACCTACACTTTATGTAAAATCAAAGAAAGAGAGCAAGTGGAAAACACTTGAAGGAGATCATGTAGAACCGATTCAACCTGGGTCGGTTCGTGATTGTCGTGAATTCTACCGTAAGTATGATGATATTGACGGATTTAAAATTTACGGTCAAGATAGATTCCTCTATCAATACATTTCGGATAAGTATCCAGAGGATGAGATCAAGTTTGATATCTCAAATATCAATCTCGTAACGATTGATATTGAGGTTCAGGCAGAGCACGGATTCCCAGATCCAGAATCTTGTTCGGAAGAGATGTTGACCATCTCTATTCAAGATTACAACACCAAGAAGATTACAACCTGGGGTCGTCATCAGTATGTTCCTACACAGGCAAATGTAACTTATCATCATTTCTCGGAAGAGGTTGCGATGCTAGAAGCATTCCTCTATTGGTGGCAACAGAACACGCCCGATGTGGTTACTGGTTGGAATTGTCGTCTATACGATATACCATATATGTGTGGACGTATCACCCGCATCATGGGTGAAAAAAAGATGAAGCAACTTTCTCCTTGGGGTTTGGTCACTCATGAAGAGATTCAAATCTCTGGTCGTCAGTTTAATATCTTTGATCTTCAAGGTGTAGCTACTCTTGACTATTTGGAATTGTACAAGAAGTTCACCTATAAGGCACAGGAATCCTATCGTTTGGATTATATTGCCGAGGTAGAACTGGGTCAGAAGAAACTGGACCATAGTGAGTTTGATACCTTCCGTGACTTCTATCGTGGTAACTGGAAGAAATTTGTAGACTACAACATCGTTGACGTGGAACTTGTTGACCGGATGGAAGACAAGATGAAATTGATTGAGTTGGCGTTGACGATGGCATATACTGCCAAGGTGAACTACAACGATGTGATGTTCCAGGTTCGCATGTGGGACACTATCATCTACAATTATCTAAAGAAGAGAAACATAGTTATTCCCCCTAGAGATAGGTCTGATAAGAGTGAGAAGTATGCTGGAGCATATGTAAAAGAACCCAAACCAGGTAAGTATGATTGGGTAGTGTCTTTTGACCTTAACTCCCTATATCCTCACTTGATGATGCAGTATAATATTTCACCTGAAACTTTGATTGAGGAGAAGCATCCATCAGTTACTGTTGATAAAATTCTCAATAAAGAACTTACCTTTGAGATGTATAAAGACTATGCTGTGTGTGCTAATGGTGCTATGTATAGGAAGGACATTAAAGGTTTCCTGCCTGAATTGATGGAGAAGATGTATGCTGAACGAGTCATCTTTAAGAAACGAATGCTTACTGCCAAGCAGCAGTATGAGAAGACGCCTACTGTGGCACTTGAAAAGGAAATCGCTAGATGTAACAACATTCAAATGGCGAAGAAGATTGCTCTTAATAGTGCTTATGGCGCTATCGGTAATCAATATTTCAGGTACTTTAAGTTAGCAAATGCTGAAGCAATTACGCTTTCAGGGCAAACTTCCATCCGTTGGATTGAAAATCGTGTGAATGAGTATATAAATAATCTACTCAAAACTAGTAGTATCGATTATGTTATCGCATCCGATACTGATTCAATCTATATTAATTTCGGACCTCTTGTTGATAAATTTTATAGTGGTCGTATTAGCGAAACGACTAAACTTGTGGAAATCATTAACACGATCTGTGAAGACAAGTTGGAACCGTTCATCGAATCCTGTTATCAAGACCTTGCGACGTATGTAAACGCCTATGAGCAAAAGATGCAGATGAAGCGAGAGAACATCGCTGAACGTGGCATCTGGACTGCCAAGAAGCGGTATATCCTCAACGTGTGGGATAGTGAGGGTGTGCGGTATGAAGAACCTAAACTCAAGATGATGGGTATTGAGGCAGTCAAATCATCCACTCCTGCTCCCTGTAGGAAGATGATTAAAGATGCCTTACATCTAATGATGAGTGGCACAGAAGATGAAGTAATTGACTTTATTGATTCTGCCAGGGTGAAGTTTAGGAAAATGTCCCCAGAAGAGATTGCTTTTCCAAGGTCAATCTCTGATGTGAATAAGCATAAGAACCATGCTACAATCTATGGAAAAGGTTGCCCCATGCATGTTCGTGGTGCGCTTCTCTATAACTACTATATAAAAGAGCTGTCTCTTATACACATCTCCGAGCCCCGAGACGTAGAGGAATCTCGTATG